ATGGAAAAATTTTTACCAAACTTACCGTACATTTTATTTGCCTGTTTTTCTATGACTTTTCTTTTAAAGTTCGTTTCGCGATTAAGTTTCCAATTTTTAACCATGTTTCTTTTTATTTCGTCGGCTACAGTCTTTTTCAAAATACCATTTTTTGTAGCGTAACCTTTTCTGTTTTTTAAAGAATTTATCTTATTTTTTACGTCTTTCACGTCTTTATTTATATCCATAAAATCCCTGTATTGAGTCAACCACCTTTTTCCATAAAGTTTGATTATATCGTTTTTGATACTAGCGTCGTTAATTCTTCTCTTTCTTCTTATAGGCGATTTCTGTTTGTTTAGTAAAAATTTTTCCATCTCACTCGCGAGAGAATTTGCGGAATTTGGCGAATTTACTTTTTTAGAATTATTTTCGAGTTTTTCGCAGAGTGTTTTTACCGTATCTTGTTCACTTACCGATATATTTTTTGATATGGCGATCGTTATAAGTTGTTCTTTTTTGAGTCCTCTACAAAGTTTACCGTCTATTTTAAACGACGAATCACCTTTTTCAATTTTATCAAGTGCTTTGCATATGTCTTCTTTTTTGTTACGTTGTTTTAATCCGACTACACCGAGTTTTTTAGCAACTTCCAATAAAACTGGCTTGGTAAGTCTTTCGCACTTTCTACCTCCTATTTTCATTATACCATTTTTATCGTACGTTATTTTTGTGTTTTTCGTTTTAACACTTGTTTTTTTATTAACTGGTTTGCGTTTTGGTATTTTATAACAACAATCGTATCCCTGTGGATTTTTTCTGGGTTCATAACCAGTTTGGCACGGTGGTCTTCTTTGTTTTGGGCACGTCGAAGCAAAAGCTTCTTTAAGTATGGGCATTGGTTGTACCACGTTTACATTTCTGTTTACTAAACCACCTGTATACCCGAGTCTATGAAGTTCTTGAACAGCTTCTACGCCTATATTGTAGGCTCTTTCCAAAAGTTCTGGATCCTTTTCACCTTGAATTTGGACTACACCGGAGCCGAGTTTATCGGTTTTAGAAGATAATATATAATTGTGTTCTTTATAAGTCATGTATACGTGCGGTAAAGCAATTTCAGTTTCATAAGATATTCTTTCTGCACTTAAAGGGTTTCTTTGTGCTATTAAAGCGAGTTTAAAATTAACGTTCGTATTAAACGATCCGGCTATATTATTATACTCTATATCGTTGTATAGAAAACTTTCTTTTTTAGTGTATGTATCGATTATGTATTTTCGGAGAGCTTCTGGCTGTCTTTTTAAATTTTTACTTCCTAGAAAACCACCCGAGAAACGAATTTTACCATTAGAGTATATGTTAAAACTGAAATTTTTTCTAGATATTCCATCGGTCATGTACCCTGAAAATTGCGCAGATGAGAACTTCAAATTTAAGTTACCTCTCATACCAAAATTTCTAGTGTGTACTACACCTGTTTGAAATCTACCGTAAATACCTTTTAATTCGCTTAAGTCAATACTTAAACCTGGTGCAATTTGAGCGTGACCTTGTGGTCTTTGTTTGAGTATGTATACCAGATCTACGCGTTGTTCTCCCTTTGTAAATTTATCGTTTACGAGAACGTTATACATACCTGGTTTGAAAAGTCCGATTTTTAATTGACCAGGTTGACCTGATGGAAATGTATCTGGTATAGCATCACCCTGTCTTTCTATTTGGACGTTCGAGTTTCTGACGAATTGTCTCGGATCCATGTTATACTATACTGAGATTTGATTTTACGAGTACCCAAGCTCTATCTCATCTTTTCTTATATCTACACCAATTACGAAATCTTCGTCTCTTCTCGGTTTAGGCTCGTTACCGTATAACATTTCTGGTACTCTTCGGACTTTAATGTCTCTCGAACTAAACGGTCCAATATAGAAATCTTGTGTAAACCTTGGTTTAGACATGTTGTTTGCCAAACAGTGCGTATTGAACGCTTGTTTGAATATTTTCAAAGGTACCATCTTTGTTTCGTCGATGACGACATCGTCGGACTGCAAATAGTGTTCGAGTTGATTCGTATTTTGTGCGACTTGCTTTCTGACTTCTTCGAAATAACGCGGTACGACATTCCAAATATCGTCACTTTGATACTTTTGTGCGTATTCCAGGTATCCTCTGATACATTTTTGTAATATGATGGGTAATTCGAGTTCGAGCTTTTTCTCGAGAAGTGGATCGGTATCCTTATCTTTGATTTGCTTTTTGAAATCCCACGTTAATAAACGTCTCAGGATACTACCCGAATTATCTTTCCAGTTTGGTATTTCGTTACCTCCTAGAATACCAGGTATGTTCCAGGTTATATTTTTAGCTTTCTCACCTTTCACTGCAATAGACACGTCTTCACCAGAAACGATGGATTGAAATTCAGCTTGTTCGAGACGCAAATCACCTTTGATTTCTGGTGCAATGAACATGTGACCATCGCAAATAGAAGATAAACCAAATTTGGTTTCAATATTGTTAGAGAGTGTTCTTATGTCGTCTTGCTCGTAAAACTTTTTGATGACTTTGGTAATAATAGTAGATTTACCGGAACGAGCAATACCTTTTAAGAATGGTATGATTTGCCACTTGTCTATATCATTCAATTCAAAACAAAGTCTCCCAATCATAACATACATCCATTTACACACTTCTTCTTCGAAATTCTGTGATTTCAAAACTTTATCAAAGTTAGGTGTCGGTATATTGTACCAGTCTTCTAAATGGTGGTAATCTTCAAAATCGATATCAAAGTATTTAGAACTTACTTCTCTTGGATCAAGATTTTTAGCTTCTTTTGAATCATACGGATAAAATTCAGATTGGTAAAGACCTGTTTTATCAGACCAGACTTTAGCTAAAAACAAACCGTTTCTGAAAGAAAATAAGTGTCTGTTCTTTTGTATTTCTGGAAATTGCATATCGTAACAGTCTCCGAGATACCTTATGAGCTGGTTTAGTGTTGCTGTACCTTTAGACGTTAAATCTTTCCACAGGTCGTAGTTCGATTCTTTCGGTGCTACCCTGTGCACGTATTCTTTTATGGTCACAGTCTGTTTCCATGCGCGTGTATCGTAACCATCGGGTGTTTTGATTTGTTGACAACAGTACCCCTTATACTTACGAATATTACTCTCATACAAGTCTTTTAGTATTTGTATGAGTACTTTTTGGAACGTCTCGAGCTCTTCAATGGCATCAGGTGTTGAACCCATGTAAAAAGTGGGGTCACCTTCAGATTCAGCCGTTGGGTTTATGGAACGATCGTACATTCTAGCGTGTCTGAACAAAATTTGGAAAAAGTCTTCCATTTGATCAAAGATTCGTTTCAAACGTCTCGATATTTTACAGTCGGATTCGTCATCTTCCATGTCGAGAATACCCAAAGTACTAGCACGGTGATACATTACCGATACTAAAGATCGTTTGGAATCATAAGATTCCCTTATATCTCTGGTATCGTAACGTTTTGGTTTACCATTTTCATCGAGTTCACTTTTCTCGTAATAAACCCTATACGCGATTTGTAAAGGTTCTTCGAGACCAGGTGGTTCGTTGATTCTATAATACTCTTCGTAAATACGAATGTAATTCAGGAGCTCTTCCTGACGAGAATCTTCTATGATTTTTTTTGTAACGGTAAACACCAGTTCGTCTATGTTAGTATTTTCGGTGATACAATGAACGTCCTCAGTCTTCATTTCTTATCAAGTATTGGTCTTATTTTTCTAAGCCTTTTTTTGGAGTTGAGATAACATCTTTATTAAAATTTTATTTTGAACTTCAATCTGTCTGGAAATATTCACCAATGCAGAACACACGGTATCACCTTCCTCTGTCGCGAGTACGGAGCTTAAAAGAGCACCCATATCCATGAGTGGATTTTCTTCGAAATAGTTATCTTCGTCATCTTCATTATCAGTGAGTTCGAGAGTATCTTCTATTTCAGGAAGTTCACTACCTACTGTGGTTTGGTCATCATCATCGGAAACAATTTCCGAGTTTTCGGTTTCTTCAGTTGGTTCAAGAAGTGGTTCTTCTTGGTCAGTCATTTCTATATACCAGGAAAAATCAAACTGTGTTTTTTCGCGGGTCTTGTCCCAAAAAAAAATCTTGGTATATAGTACAAAAACACACACAATGGCCGGAGGTCTCATGCAACTCGTCGCCTACGGCGCCCAAGACGTCTACTTGACTGGTAACCCAAAAGTCACTTTCTTCCAGGCGGTTTACAAACGCCACACCAACTTTGCGATGGAAAACATCGAACAAACTGTTAACGGTACTGCCGGTAACTCCGGTAGAGTTTCGGTCACGATCGCCAGAAACGGTGATTTGATCGCGGATATGTACGTTGAATTGACAGCTGAGTCCGCTGTTGATGTTAAAGACCTTGATGCCTGGGCCGCGGAACGTGCCATTAAGGACGTTGAATTGTCCATTGGTGGCCAAAGAATCGACAAGCACTACCAAAAGTGGTGGAGATTGTACTCTGAATTGTACTTGGATGAATCCAAGAAGGCGAGCTGGGGTAAGATGACTTCTTGCAGAGGTGTCGAGTCCGGACATGCATCGGTCTTCTTGCCACTTATCTTCTTCTTCAACAGAAACCCAGGATTGGCCTTGCCATTGATTGCCTTGCAATACCACGAAGTCCGATTGGACTTTGACTTGGCCGCTGACTTTGCCACCAACTTCGGTTCTTCCTTCAAGGTTTGGGGTAACTACATCTACCTCGACACTGAAGAGCGCAGACGATTCGCGCAAAAGGGTCACGAATACTTGATCGAACAAGTCCAACACACTGGTACTGACACTGTTGGTGCCACTGATAAGCAAATCAGATTGTCTTACAACCACCCAGTCAAGGAATTGGTTTGGTGCGTTGACAAAGGTGGTTCCGGTACGGGTTTGGCTGCTAACTTGTGGAACTTTACGACGGGCACTGTGACGTGCAGTAGTAACTTGGCCTCCTTAGCTATTTCCAACTGCTATGTTCCACCATCCATGCTTGGTGCGCCACTCGTAACTGTTAATGGTTCCACTGTATTTAACGAATCTGAATCGGGTGCGCTCGACACGTTCAAGTTGGTTCTCAACGGCCAAGACAGATTCAAGGAACAAAAGGGTGTTTACTTCAACTCCGTCCAACCATTCAACCACCACTCCGGTTCCCCAATGCCAGGTGTCTATTCGTACTCCTTCGCGCTTAAGCCAGAAGAGCACCAACCAACGGGTACCTGCAACTTCTCCAGAATCGACAACGCGCAAGTTGCGATTAAAACGAGACATGCTGATTTGAACACTCTCCACATGTTCGCGACCAACTACAACGTGTTGCGCATACAATCGGGGATGGGCGGCCTAGCATTTTCAAACTAAGCTTAAAATATACATACATCCTATATACGGGTAAATCCCCGGCATTAAGATGTAGAGTAGTGATGAGTGTAAATGGACTTAAAGATTGTGAGCTATATTTAATAAAAATGACTTACAAACTTGTACCAATTTCATCGCGACCAGGAGCGCATTTTGCTATAGACGAAGAAGACTATGAAAAATTTGTTAAAAATATGCCGAATTGGTCAATGGCCGGAGCAAACAATAAATATCTTCAGTGTGATTGGAAAAATTCTCCGATTGGTAAAAGACGTCCACGTCTTCACCGATTATTAATGGTAGGGTTATGTGATGATAAAAACATAGTTGTAGATCATATTAACGGTGATACTCTCGATAATAGAAGGTGTAATCTTCGTGTAATTACACAAGCACAAAACGTTGCACATAGACCAAACGCGAATATCAATAATAATTCTGGAACACGGGGTGTGTATTGGTGTAAAACAACTAAAAGATGGATTGCATGTATAGGTCACAACGATACGTATTGGTGGAAAAAGACTTTTGTTGATAAAGAAGAAGCCGAAAGAGAAATAAAAACTAAACGTGAAGAATATAATTTAATTTATGGTATAACCACGGGGAAAGTACCCGAACTTATACCTGAATTGAAAGAAAGTCACAAAATACTTGATAGGTATATAGAAAATAACCCTCATTTCATATATAAAGCATCAAGGTCTACACGTGAAAGATACAATGAGTATCGACGCGAAGAAAGTGCTAAAAAACGTCGCGAGGAACGCGAAAAATTGTTAAGTGAACCACAAACACCGGATGTTATGAAACGTTTAAAACGTTTAGATGCAGACGATAAACGTGCTGAGAGTAGAAGAACTACAGTTTAACCCCAAAAAACCCAGTAACTCTTACCTGCACACGAAAATTTACAAAAATCAAATAAGATTTTATAATTTAGACCGAAAAAAATAAAAATATATTTGTACTATAATAAACACCACATGGTTTTCGGATCATTAGCAAAAATGGCTGCAAAAGGTGTAGCTAAAAAAGCAAAATCTGAATTGAGAGATTCCAGAAATCAAATGATTTCTATAGCAAAAAATAGAGGTCAACAGGCTATAAATGGAATGAAACAAAATGCAATTACGTATGGAACTATTAAATTAAATCAAGCACAGGCGCGTGTTTCTAATAGAATGGGTGCTATACAAACAGGTTTGGTACAAAAAGGACAACCTATTATGCAAGGTCCATACGGTGGTAATTTCAGACTTGGTCCAAATGGGCAGAGATTACCCGTATTATAATTTAACCCCCAAAACCCGACGTAATTTTTGCATGATTTTAGGATCCGGAATAGCTTTACCTGATTCGTATGAAGAGATGATATCTGTTGATACGTTTATGAGACCCGCGAGATCCTTTTGTGTATACTGTTTTGCAACGCGCGCTTTTTGAATCGTTAGTGCCGTGTCTTTACTGACTTTTTTGTGTGTACCTAACTCGGTTTCATCGAGTTTTTGTTCCCTCGTTTTACCCGAATATTGACTCCGTTTGGGTAACTTTATTTCCTGTCCCATGAACTTAACATACTTTTCCTTTTCCTTTTCCCTGCTGACTTTACCGCGAATAATAACAGGATCCCAGTCTTGGTAATGGTTCATTTTATTTAGTATATAATGAAATAAAATTTTAAGTAACTATAAATGGAGACTATTTACGAAATACTAATAGCATTTTCAATGTTTGGTGTTTTATATATGAATTTCGATAGAATGATGTATTGGTGTATTTCAAAATCGTATTACGAAGACGAAGACGAAAACAAAGACAACGAAACATAAAGAATATAAACGTGATTATGGTAAGTAGATATGATAGAAATTTATACAGACGGAAGTTGTCTCGGTAACCCGGGACCCGGTGGTTGGGCATATATACTGGAAAACGAACAAAACGCAGGTGGTGCTAATGTTACCACGAATAATGTTATGGAAATGACGGCGGTTATAAAAGCGCTCGAGAAGTGTTTGGAACTCAAACACGATAGGGTCCGCGTGTATACGGACAGTAACTATGTAAAAATGGGTTTACTCGAATGGTCTAAGAACTGGGAACGGAACGGTTGGACAACAGCTTCGGGTGGTGAGGTGAAGAATAAGGATTTATGGATACATATGTTGGAACTCATGCATAGTTTCGAAATGGTTGACGTGAGATGGGTCAAGGCGCACAACGGAAACGAGAAGAACGAACGCGTCGATAAATTGGCGCGTGAGTATGCGTACTTATTTTCTAAGAAAATGTATGGATAAACCAGAACAACACCAATGGTGTCCAAACCAGGAAAACCTTCTTAAACGTTGGGCCGAAAAGGCTGCCGGGTACCGGTGGTTACACAATCACGCCCGCGTTTTATATAAACGTCATCACGATTGGTTATCGTACCCATCTATAATTATATCGAGCATTACGGGTGTTGGTGGCTTTGCGGTTTTGAGTCCCGATACGAATAGTATGTCCGATGACCAAAAACAAAAGATCGTTATTTTCCAATACTTTTTTGCGTTCATGAACGTTATTGCGGGTATACTTACATCTATATCTAAGTTTAACAACTCGGCGCGACTCATGGAAATGCACTCGGTCATGTCTGTACAATACTCGAAACTGTATAGGAACATAGATATGGAACTTTCTTTGGAAACGCAACACCGCGAGGACGTTTTGGAATTCGTGAACAAAATCCGCGTCGAGTACGATAGATTACTCGACGAGGCACCCGATATACCTACCGAGAGTATCGATGCATTTAACGAATCGTTTCCCGATAAGGAGAACAAACCTGATGTGTGTAACGGTTTGAGTGTTATTAATTATGGCGAAGATACGAATAGTCACAAAAACGTGGTACTCAAAAACTGGCTACTCAAAAAGCGTCCGGGTACACCGATATCATCGAGACCTTCGGTCGAATTGAAATCGTACAATTCGGAAGAACAGGTTTAAAGAAAAGTTACGTATATTAAACACGTAGGCTCCTATAGCTCAATTGGTCAGAGCGCGGTGCTTATACGACTTATGTATATTATGTAATTTTAGTGTTACGCAGGCACGCCGAGGCTGTGGGTTCGATCCCCACTAGGAGCATTTATTTACTTTTTACACGCGTATCCCACGTGTAAAAAGTATCTTAATAGAAATTATATGAAGTGTTTGTCTTGTGCACACACCCCAGAGTATAAACGCGATCAGATCCGTAAGAACGTTCTCGAAGGTACGTACTCTAAGAAACCAAACCTCGGGTTTAAACGTCGCGATAATGCGCGTCTTCGGTTACGGTTTAAGGAGGCTATAGAGTACGCCCACGATACGTGTGCGGAGAAATCGACGGACGCGTGTTTCAACGCATGGGACGAGGTTGACGAACTCGAAGACTCGATGATGCGGTACGGTATAAATTTGTATGACGATAGTAACATGCGGTACGGATCACTTCTTCGACGCGCGTTTAAGGCTCGTTGGAACATACGTAACGTCGAGGACCATCACGTTATACCAGCACAGTTCAAAAGCCACCCGATTGTGGAAAAGGTAAACTACGATATTCACGCGAGTGAAAACATAATCATGATGCCTCGTGAGATCGGTAATTTGCGTACGAATAGACACACACACAGAGGCGCACACAAAGCGTATAATAAGTACGTGGGCGAAGTACTCGATTCCATGGAAACTATGGAACTACCCGAACCAGAATTTAGAAAGTTTGTTGACTTTTTAAAGATTGGGTGTCGTTTTCGTCCTCAAGATATACCGTGGAATTAGCGTAAATTACCATCCATACTCGAGAACATCTGTAGTTGCCGTGGGGTACCGTTTTGAAAAAAAGTTGCGTCTTCCCCAGTTACTGTGCCCTATGAGACTATTTTTTGACCTGTCTATATGTAAACAATGCCTTAGATCTTTATAGTAGATACGCGCACCTCGTGCTATAATATCTTCGTGTTTCATGTCAACGTGGTTATCTATAGGAAAAAAGTGTTTGTAATATTTTTTCATATTATCAACATTTATAAGATAACATTTTGTACTTGAAATCCATTTTACGCGTTCAAGATCACCATTTTCCTTATGTTCTTCATCTGGGTACCGCGATAAACAATGGAAGAAACACATTTCGAAATCATCACCCTTTTTGTTTATAACGTCTTGGATTTCTTTATAAACACGCTTGTCTTTTATGACGACGTTATCTTCGAAAATAACCGCATATTTGAGATTTTGGTCGAAGCATCGCCTGTAAAACTCCATATGACCCATATAACACCCTATAGCACCTAAATTGAAATACGTTATGTCCGGGCGTGTTTGTGTCGCTTTGTAATGCAATTTTAAAGCTTCGTTATAATATTCAGGATCTACAATTTTACGAAACTTTCTGGCGTTTTCAAGTTTCCTGGTATCCGTACCGTATATGATTTCTAGAGGTACGGAACTGTCGTAGTGTTTGAGAAACTTTTCGCGTCGGTCAGCTGACGTTTCCAGGGTGAGTAGGAAACACTTATACTCGGGTTTTTTCCTGGTGCGCGTGAGTACGAGTAGGAATACGAGTACGAGTACAAGTACGAGTAGTATCGGAACGATCATCCTTACTTAAAGAATACAAACATAATAATTTCGTGATACCGTGGCCGAGTGGTCTAAGGCGCCAGATTAAGGCTCTGGTTCGAAAGAGCACAGGTTCAAATCCTGTCGGTGTCATGCGTGCGATAGCTCAGTTGGTAG